CGCTTCAGCCGTAACCGTCACTATTCCAGCGGGAGTTTTCTCGGTGGGTAACGTGATTAGTATCCAGTCCATCGGAGTAGGGCTTACCACCATTTCGGGCGGCTCGGTCACTATCACATCAAATGGAACAGTTTCCTCGGCTCCAAAAATTAGAGCTCGCTACTCTGCTTGTTCGGTGATATGTACGGCTAGTAATACGTTTACTATCGTCGGAGACTTGTCTTAATGGGACTAATTTTAGGAATTTTAGCCAGTCATGCCGGAATAACTCCAGGACTTCCACCAGTAAGCGGATATTCATTATGGCTTGATGCTTCTAACGCTACTACTTTTTCATATTCGAGTGGTTCCATCGTAAGCCAATGGGACGATTTATCAGGAAATAATTATAATTTTTCGCAGGCAGTTTCTACTTACCAACCTGATCGGCAATTAGCCGTACAGAATGGACTTCCATCAGTCTATTTTGCCGGAGATAACTTAACAAATACTTCATGGGACTGGTCTGGATCCGCTTTTACAGTTTTTGCCGTGGTTAAAAATCGAACTTCCCCAGTTTATGACGGCATTTTGAGTCGTGGTGTATTGAATTCTTTACAATTAGGTTATGACAACGCCAATCACTTTGCGATATCTAAGGTAGGAACGGCCACAACCTCAAGTAACCTTACCAATACAGGCTCTAATGCTGACGTTATTGTTTATCAATCTTCTGGAATTTCCTCTGGAAATATTTTTGTTGATGTATACAAAAATGGTACTGCTGGTTCTAGTTCACTTGCTTTAACTGGATTAATTGCCGGTTCTACCAACATTCTAGGAGCCACCTTAAATTCAGGAATTGATCCAATACTGGGCTATATTTCTGAAGTTTTAATTTATCCAAGTTCTCTTTCTTCGGGCGACAGAGCTTCAGTAAATAATTATCTCAAAACAAAATGGGGGACTCCATGAGTCACTGGTATACATGGGACAGTTTAGAATCTTTCAATTTATGGCACGAAGCAAAAAAAGCCGAATTAAGTTATCCCCTTATTTCTATCGGTCACGACGGATTAGCAAATGGGCAATTAGAGACCAGCGAAATTTCTATACCATTATCTGTTTCTCATAATGATTATCGAGCTTTAGTCGATGATTTTATTAGCGATGGATTAACTTTAGCTGATAGTCCTATTACTGCTAAAACACTTTTATACGCAGAGTCCAGCCATTTCTCGGCCAGTTAATTAGATGAAGGATAAAGTAATCGAATTAGCCATAAAGGAAGATGGCTACGTCGAAGGGCGTAATAACAATAATAAGTATGCCGTCATCGCTGGCCACAAAAACGGCCTACCGTGGTGTAATACTTTTATCTCGGCTCTCTTTATTCAGGCAGGAATTCGAGAAGCTATTCCTATTACGGCTTCGTGTGAAGTAACGCTCTCCTGGGGCTTTAAGAATCACCGGATAATCCCATTCGTGGAGACTAGAGCGGGAGACCTCGTTATCTATGACTTCTCGGGATCCGGTAAAGCGGAGCACATCGGATTAGCGATTACTAATTACAACCCGCGGAAAAAAACTATCGAGACCATCGAAGGAAATACCGGAGCGGGTTCTGAAAGCAACGGAGAAGGCGTTAAACGAAAGATAAGAAGTCGGGTATATGTAAAAGGCGTTATCCGGCCACTTTATGAAACTCCCGGGACATTTACCGGAAAGAAGGCAACACATGAATAACCTTAAAGCTATGGCGGCCTCATGGATCCGCTCATTCCTCGGAGCTTCACTAGCTCTCTACCTTGCTGGCGTAACAGATCCTAAACTCTTACTCCAAGCGGGAATCGCCGCTCTCTTGCCCGTCATTCTTCGCTGGTTAAATCCCAACGATTCAGCTTTCGGCGTCGAAAAGAAGTGAGTCCGAATGAATGGGTAGCCCTATCGGCTGGCCTTATTGCCGTCGTCGGGGCTATCTATTCAGCGATTCGATTTCTCGTTAAATCCATCATGAGAGAGCTTCTACCTAATGGCGGCAATTCACTCAGAGACGAAATTAGAACCGTTTCGGCTCGAGTGGATCAAATCTTTATTATGCTCTCTAAGAACGTTTCAGAGTAGGAACGAAGGTTTTCAGAGCTTCGAGGTGGGCGGTTAATCTCTCAGCGTTCACCACAGGTTTAACCTTGTCAGCTCTCACAATGGGAGCGTGGTCGGCTATTTCTTGAGCCGTAGCGGGACGGCTAGATGGTGATAAGAGCCACTCTGCGTTTTGAGTAAACAAGCTGGCCGCGCGTGTGACCTGCTCAAGTAGCCCGGCCATTTCACGGCCAGCGATGTAGATCTCGAATCGTTCGAGATTATTTCCTAGACGATCTCCCGGCTTTCCTACCTTTTCCATTTCGAGAATCATGTCCCCCGGATTAATGACTCGTGGATCCTCACCAAAAACAAGCGCGCGAATGCGCCCGGTAAAATTGGACTCGCTCGTCGTACGAATTGTCGCCGACGGACTGAAAGAAGCCATAACGCCCCCCCCCCCCCGCTTATGGGCTTCGGCGTGTCGAGTTGTGAGGTTCTTGTGAGTCACCTGAGGAAGTATTACCCTAAGTGACGTACAACTCAATAGTGAAGCCATACCCGGGGAGCGAGTAATGGGACTAGTGGATTTCTGATAACTCCGCCTATCTACATTATGTCAAGTAAGAAAACTTAGTTTTCCTAGCTCTATCACTCCCGGGACTGGTAACACCATAACAGACCGGGAGAAAAAAGATGAAAGATGTAATCACCCTTTCCATTTTGGCGGCCGTTATCTTTATCACGGGCAACATCATCGGAGACCATTTTGGATACAAACGCGGAATGATTATCGGATCGCGTAAAGGATTTAAACGCGGTATCGACGTTAGCCGTAAGGCCGTCAAATGAGCGTCGCATTCCTCGCAGACTATGAGACTGCTAATAACGCCATTAAAAGATTCCACGCAGAGTTTCCGAATGGAAGAATCATTCCGGAAATCGTCAGCGAACACTCAGATTTAATTAAGGGAATTATTCTCGTTCGCACCGAGATCTATAAAGATTTCTCGGACGCTATTCCCGTGGCCGTGGATTATGCCTACGGGAATGTAGCTCTCTATCCCGAGCACATGAAAAAATTCTTTGTGGAAGATACTTTTACAAGTGCCATCGCTAGATCAATCAAGCTACTCACACCTAGCGAAACTCGAGCAAGCGCCGAGGATATTGAGAGGGTCGAGAAATTCGCCTCAATCCCCTATCAGGCTCCGGCCGATGATGGCTGGATAAATGTCGAGGTCAAGTCACTCGGCTCAGCTTTTGAGGAAGTAGCCCCGTCCATAGCGGCTCCCGGTGAGCCCGGAGCGCCTAACTGCTCTCATGGCTTCATGATCCGGAAAGAAGGCATTTCGCCTAAAACAGGTAAGCCGTTTAAAGGGTGGGTCTGCTCGAGTAAGAATCGGGACTTCCAATGTAAGCCAGTGTGGGAGAACCTATAAATGGGATACGTCGAAATCTTCGCGGCTCATGAGATCGGACAATGCGATTCGTGCGGAAAGTTTAAGCCCAAATTCGAGCTCTTCTCTACTAAAGAGAACACGACCGTAGATCACGCAGACCTAGCAGAAATCCTTATCGTCTTATGTAAGGGGTGTTTTAATGGTCAGCGCAACAATTAGCACAAGCGACGAATTTAACGCTCTCGCAGTCGCCTATGGGCGAGCGCTACACATGGATAACCCAATGGAAGGGGCAATCCAAAAACTCAACCTTGCCAAATCCATCGCCAGGGACGCGGAAGCTATCGGAGCCGAAATAGTCGTCGCCCGGCACTTAGGGCTTATCGACTTTCGCCCGTCTATCGATACCTTTAAGAACTCGGCCGACGTCGGGGCTCGAATTGAGGTCAAACACACGTCATGGCGTGATGGCCACCTCATCGTCAAGCAATCAGACAGGGACGACGATTACGCCGTTCTCGTGGTCGGTGAGAGCCCGAATTACACCATCGTCGGCTGGATACCCGTATCCGTTGCCAAAACTCCACGCTTTAAGTCGGATACCTCGAATAGCTGGTGGGTATCCCAAATCAATCTCCGATCTATGGAGTCTCTTCCGGGGGTGGATTCATGGAGCAAGTAGAGATAATCAATCTTTGTCGTATATGCGATAAGAAAACTAAACACTTTATCCGGGTCGTATCAGATCTACTTCCGCCAAATATCCATGTCCTCGAATGTGGACAATGTGGAGTGATGGGGATAAGTCTTGTGGACATTAATTCCGACACTCCCGGAACCCGTGTAATGCCATGAAATGTTTGACTAGCCGACTACGATTCGTTCTCTCGACGAGAGCCGCTTTAGCGGGGAGCTCGCGACGAACTACTCTAACCGGGGTTCTATTGTTAAGCGGGGCTCTAACGTCTAATGCTTACGCGGTTGAGTTAAAAGATATTAATAACTATAAGCTATACGCACATTCTAGGATCGTGGACTACAAGCAATTCGTATGCTTAGTAAACGCCTGGACATTAGAGAGTAACTGGAATCCTCAATCCGTAGGCAATAAGCAAGGAAAACAAAAGGCCTACGGTATTCCACAGATTAAGAACAATCGTGTTCGTTCTATGGATCCATACACTCAGATAGACGCAGGTATTAAATACATTAACCATCGTTATCATGGCAAGCCTTGTCTATTACTGGCTCACTTAAAGAAGCACGGGTGGAGTTAGTGGATAACAAGATTACAGGCCGTAAATGGAGAGCTCTTAGAGAACAGGTCTTTAACTCGATGGGTCGGGCTTGTGCGTATTGTGGATACGAAGATTCGGTGATGACTATTGATCACCTACTCCCCCGTTCTAAGGGCGGAGACAACTCATTAGAGAATCTTGTGCCAGCGTGTAGAAAATGTAACTATTCGCGTGGAAACAAACTAGATGGGGTCTTTTTTAGCGCAGACAGAACAC